ACTCTTGGTTTATCGAATCCGTCGATCTTCTCAAGTCGTAAGGCCTCCCTTGCTTCGTTCGGTGTTAATATACCAGTGTTCACAAGTGTAGCGTAATACGCAGCTTGGTCTTTTAACTCTGGTTGAAGTGCAGGAATACCTGACACTTCTTCGTCCAGTTTAAAGCCGAAGAATCTCTCGAAAGCATATGCTATTTTATTAGTAATAGGCAATATGGTTTCTAAGTAATAAAGACGGTGATTAGGGCGAATGTTCGCATTATTACCGCCATCCATTAAAATTGGTGGTATTCCTAAAGCTTCTAAGATAATCTTCTCATTAGCTTTGATACCATCTTGGAAGTCTAAATCTTTGAAGTTAACTTCAGTTAGATTTTCAACTTCTAGTCCACCATCTAAAAATAGTGGTCTTCTACCACCAGACTGTGGATTGTATCTTGCAACCCAAGCTGATAACATTCTTTCTTTAATCTTTTCAGAAAGAGTGTTTGGTGATTTTAGTACTAGTCCTGGAACTGCTCCATTTTTGAAGAAGTTATCCTGGAAGTTTCTCATACTAGACAATAGTTGCATTGTTCTAAATGCAGGTTTAAGTCTAGGTACTCCTCTATAAATAGAGTTGAAACTGTTTTCTTTTATGTGGATAATTTCACTTGGATTATAGTCTATACTGTGGTCATATGTATATTTTTCTACATAAGTATTATCATCAGTATGAATAACCATGTGGTCTGCTGGAAGATGGTACAGATGAGCACCATCAAAATATATAAATATATTACCATCTATCATTAAATCAATTATTAAGTTTCTTTTAAAAGCACTTACATCTTGAAATGGGTTAGGTTGTACATTTAGTAGAATATTGACTTTTGACCGTCTTATTCCTTTATATGCACTATCTAATCCTGTTACTTGCTCACCTACATCGAAAGGTATTTCCGCAGCGTCATCCACTATCATGTTGACTGCTCGGTTTACTACCTCTAATTGTTCGTAAGCATTACGGTAATTGGTAATGTTCTCTCTAGAAAGTACTTCTAGACCTTGATCTCTTGAGATGACAAATTGAGACGGATTGAGTTTTTCCTCAATGTCTCTATTGTTACCTGTTATAAAATCATACCATGCCATGTTTGTTTCTCTGTATCTCTACCCAATGTTGTTGTTTCTTTGCTGTTATTAGTGTTGGGCGTTTTCCATAGATACCATGTAATCTTAAATGGTGGCTATGACATAGTGTAACAGCATGGTCATAAAGTTTTTCGTGTTCCTCTTGTATAAATCTTTCTCGAACACCTAAAATTTCGTCTTCTGAAGTTATGGTTATCTTATTTTTCTTTAGCCATACTTCTAATAACTCGGTTAAACCATAAAAATGGTGAAAGTCTAAGTTCTCTTGACTGCCACAAATATAACATTCCGTTCCTTTATTATATTTAGACTTGGCTTTGTCCCGAACATACTTTACTAAATCTCTTTTTAAAGTCATAAACCTACTTCTATATTAGAATTGTACCAAATATTCGAGCATATGTCAAGAACTATTTTTTGGTGGGGTATATTAGAATGATGTAACACTTGTCTCGAACGAATAAAGTGCATACCGTAAGGCATCTGCCATGTGACAGGCATAGTTATGTTTAGGTTTTTCTCTTAGTAAATTAGGATTTGGATCCCACTGATATTGGTCTAAGCTTATTAAGGACTCTTCACATCTTTGGTGAACTGTTAATCTGTCATTGTCGATAATACCGCCTACATGTCCAATACCGTCTAGTACTGATTTTTTAGCGTTGATAGTAGTAATATCATAATTTTGTGCAAAGTCAAATCTTGTTTGTTGAGCTGCTGAGTCAATATAAATATAATCTATTCCCCACTTATCAACTAGTTTACCTATTTCTATAGCGTGTTGTTCAGTTGTTCTTTCAGAATCAAAGTATTCATCTAAGAGATAATATCTTTCTGCGTCCCAGTCATATGCCATAACACAAAAAGCTGTGGGATCTCTATAACCTACGTCCATTCCTGCAAACACATCCATTCCATTTAAATCTATTTCTGATAAGTCTGCAACACATTCTTCATGATTGAATGCCCATACTTGTCCTTCAAATACATTAAAGTCTGCCATGTATTCCTGATTAAATTCAGATTCAGACATAGTTTTCTTTGCTTCTTGAATATCTTGTTCGGAAATCCTAGGATTTTCATGATAGGTAGCTTTAATAGAGAACCATTCTGGAAACTCGTCTGAGAATCCTCTATGCCAAAACTCTGCAAACCAATTATTCCTACCCCTTGGAGTAGATATAAAGATTGCTTTTGAGTTTTCTTTATCTAGTGTGGGCCTGAGCGCAACATTGAAAGCATCCCTCCCGTCAACGAGAGCGGCCTCGTCGAATATGATGAGATCGTATGATCTACCCACAACCGAGTCCACTTGGTTAACAGAACCCATACGGATTGTAGAACCATTTGTAAGTTCAATAACTTTATCTTTTGCATTGTCTCTAGTGACCTCCAAGTCAAAGTGCTTAATCAAACTTCTTTGTAATTCAAAAGAAATTTGGGATAGTGAGTAGTTAGGCGACATAAGTAACACATTAGCTCCTGGAACTAAAGTGATTAATTGTCCTATAATATTTGCAATATAAGTTTTGCCCTGCCTCCTAGAAACGGCGGCAGTAACGAAACGATATTTTGGGTTGTTGATTGCATTTATAATGGCGTGTTGAGAAGTATTAGGAGTTATTCCTAACAAATCCATATAGCCGTCGATTGGTAGTTTAATGAAGCGACGTTCATCAAATTTCATCAGACCATCTGATACGATGTCTGTTCTACTTACTTGTATCAATGTAATATCTCGTCTTCAAATAAGTTTTCTTCATCATCTTCTAGTAGTCCTAGAACGAGAGCTTTGTTATATAAGTATACATAAGCAGCGGAAAGATTCTTTAGATTTTCTTCTGCAGGACTTAAACTTCTAGTCTTCTCTGTATTCATTAGTTGTTTCATAAATTTAGTACCATGTACTATTCCTTCATCTAACCAAAGTTTTTGTCCGCTTACCATTATCTTTTCTTTCCTTTGTGTAGCCCATGACGAGCGTGTTGTTTTCCTTTTTTAGTAGCTGCTCTCTTTTTTCTATTAGCAGCTGCAAGTTTCTTTTTACCTGCTGCAGTAGATTTTAATCTAGCAATAGTTTTAGAAGGTGCATAGACTTCTCCAGTCTTAGATGACTTCTTACCACTTGCTGTTCTCCACTTTTGTTTTGTCCACTTTTTCAGGGACTTTTGAGATTTCTTTAGAGCCATTATTTGTTTCTCCAATAATTATCTATCCAGCCTTTGCCCCAATAAAGTAATCCTAACCAAAACGAAAATAGTATACCATCAATATATGATAGGTTATCCCATGCGCTCACTGGATCCATTACTTTCTATAACCTCCTCCAGCCTTCTTGTAAGCTGAAGCTAACATTTGGGCTTTTCTAGCGGACCATTGTCCTGGTGCTCCACCTTTCCCACCAGCTTTTATCCTGTTGAAAAGATTTTTACGCATAGTGGGTTTAGTGTAGTTTCCTGCTGCATTTACTGTTGACTTTTTCTTTTTAGTCGTAGCTTTTCTAGGCATTACTTCTTCTTTTTCTTTTTCATCATAGCCATCTGAAGTGCTTTAGGCAACTTCTTCTGTGCTGCGGTTAATCCACCACCTGATTTTTTCTTTCCAGGTTTCTTCATAGGTTTTTTCTTTTTAGGGCGTCCTACTGCTGACCCATATGTTCCTTTTCCTTTCGGCATAGTTTTCTCCTTACCATTTAACCTTGTCGGCCCAATATGCGGCGGACATTTTACCACGCGCTATGTTCTTTGCGTGTCTTGCTTTAAAACTTTTTCTTTTTGCTTTCATTCTAGCAGATTCTCCAGCTTTTGGTGCACCTGCTGTGCTTGCTCCTTTCTGTCCAAATCGAATAGTCTTGATTTGACTTCCAACTTTAGCTACAACTATATGTGATTTAGTTTTGTGTCCAGGTGTTCTTTTAGGCTTATTAAAACCACTAACTCCAGCCCGTTTTAACCTGGGGTCTTTAGTTGCCATTAGTCTACGAATACTGGTGTACCAAATACAGTAGCTACTGCAGCAAAGATTTGATCGCTTGTTTCTTTATATACTATTTCACTACCGAAGGCAGCTACTTTAATGCTTCCCAATGTTACATCGGCAGCGTTTGCTATTGTCACGACTTGAACTGTAGCGGTATTGTTGAAAATCCTAACATAATTAGAATTTAAAAATGTGGAGGCTGCTCCTACGGTAGTACCGCAAGCTGCTTCTGCTCCTAATAGTCTCATTTTCATGATTTTATCCTCTGTTTAACAATTTATCTAATTGTTTTTCTCGAAAGTTACATTTTTTCATAGTTGTGTAATCTTTCAACTTGTGTAATTTCTCTAGTCTTGCCCTATGTTGCATAATCAATATTGCTACAGATCTCTCAATCTTCTGCATTTGACTTGGTAACTCGAACTTTTCGTACAAATCCATAGGCCTCCTTAAAGGTGAAAACAAGCCCCTCTACGGGGCTCATTGTGATAGTTTACTTGTCCTTCGCACGGCCTACGTTTAACGCACACCAATCGATAACTTTGTAAATCTTTTTTAACCAACCGTCATCTACTGGTGTAGGTGTTAAGGCAGCAATTAACGATGCTCCCAATACGATTGTTGGAATTACTGATAAAAATTTAGTAATCCACACTAGAAGATCTAACATATCTTTCCCCTATTTGTCCTTTCGGACACTTGGCTTACACCCAGACTAATTCTGTGCCTGTGAGTAAAGTCCCATTGAACCACGGTAGGCAATTTGACCTTTGTTCGTCAAATCCCATCATTCTAACTGCGGTTACGGTTGTGCCATTAGATACCATTCTGTATAACATATTGGTATCTTTCGTACAAATAAACAAGCCTCCGAAGGCTCCACTAGTATTGTTAAATTTTCTTGCTTCTGTTAAATTTTTTGCAACAACTGTTAATACAAAGGAGCTAGGTCCGTATGTAAAAGTTGGATTAAAGCCAGTATATGACTCTTCCCCGATCAAGGAGAATGATTCATTACTAGCGTCTACTGTAATTGTGGATTTATGGGCATGTACTACAAAGTTTTTTGTTACACTATTTCCAAGAAGCGGAAAGTTTTGCTGTAACCTTGTTTCTGATATATACTTTACAGAGTGTCCTAACGATGCTCTGTAGTATTCCTTTGTTTCTGCCATTGTTCTATTCATTGTTATTTATATTAGGCTTGTAGGTATCTTGTGCAGTCTTTCTTTCTGCTTCAATTAATTTATCTTTTATATCTACTTTGCCGTCCCCATTTAGGTCTTTGCCAGTAAGTATATTCCATAATTTTTTAATCATATTAACCATATAAATATAGAAGTAAGTAATACTCCTTCTCCAAAAGATATCCACATCATTGTATAGTCATCTAGCCCAAGTTTCTCTTGCCAGCCTACTATCCAGTCTCTGTGCCATCCCATAATAATTTCTAATTTTTCCATAATAATATCCCAAAAGGGGAAGAGTCGGGACCTATGAGTTATTTCCGTGTCATGAAATTTATTCATGCATTTACGCTTAGTATTAGGTCACCTACTCTTCAAAAACTTTGAGAATCACCTCCAGTTTAAGTCCATTTACCGAGTGGACACTCAGCCCATCTAATTTTAGTTTTGAGGGGCATAAAACATTTACACACTTTGCAGTTTCTCCAGCGTTTTTCATATTCTGGACATCTCTCGCAGATTTTTATTCTTTCTGCGTGAGGAAGCTTTTTCTTCACTTCAAAGTTTTGGGTAAAAAATTCTTTCTTTGTCTTTGCAAGTTTTTCTTGCGGGCTAGTAATTTTTTAATTCTAGTTGCCATGGCAGGTACTTCCTCTGTTACGACTTCTCCTGTATTGTCTTCAAAGCCTTCGACTGCTTTAGCCAAAGCTTCTTCCATCTTGCTTGTTTTATTCTTCGCCATTGACATGTTCCATTGCTAGTTCTTCAGTAGCAAACATAAGTAAGACTCCTTTGGAATCTCTAAGTTTCCAAACTCCTCTTACACAATTTAATTCCCATCCTTCAGGTAGTTTATTACCTTTGGCTTTAGGTGATTTTGTTAAATCTTTCTTTTCGTATTTCATTTCCATAATTATTCCTAGTGCATAGTTATCATTGTAACTACGATTCCTGATAAAGTCACAAGTAAAAAACCTGCGCATCCTAATAGGATAGATTCTATTCTAGTAGTCTTCTCATCGATTCTATTAAATCTAGTATCAGACGCTTCTTCAATATCTGCTATCTTATTAAAAATTGTTTTCCAACGCTCTGCGCATATAGCTTCGTGTTTCTCTAACGCTGCTGCTACTGTTTCCACTGAATCCATATATCCCCTTAAATTTCTTGTGGAAATATCCACATCTATAGTGAAAATTATATCAAAATATCAACTTCTTGTCAAGTACTATTTTCGTATGGTATAGATTTTAACTGGTTCCGACTTGCCTTTGACAGTGACTTCGTCAAGAAACTCGTAATCATTTTTACTACCTTTACTGTGCTCAGATATAATTAAGTCTACGTCATATTCTTTACAAGAGGATTCTAGTCTCGCTGCAAGATTTACAGAATCTCCAAGAACACTATAATCAAAACGAGTACTAGAACCAAAGTTACCTACAACACATAGTCCTGTATTAATTCCAGCTCCTGTATGAATTTGGTCAAGTCCTTCTTCTTCAAGTTGTTTATTTAGTTCTGCTAGAGCTTCTCTCATCTCGAGTGCGGCTTTTATTGCGTTCTCTCTGTGCCATATATCTTCGATTGGAGCTCCCCAGAAAGCCATAATGCAGTCTCCCATGTATTTATCTATTGTACCGCCATGCTTGAGAATTATCTTAGTCTGATTGTCAAGAAAACGATTAATCAGATTCGTAAGTCCTTGTGGATTTTTTTGATATTTTTCTGAAATCGGTGTAAATCCTCGGATATCCGAAAAAAGAAAAGTTAGTTGTTTCGTCGACCCACCCAATCTCAGTAATGATGGGTCTTCCTGTAATTTTTTCACAAGGTCGGGGCTAACATACGTCCCAAATTGTTGTTTGATTCGGAGTTTCTGCAAATACTCTGTAATGAAACTCTTGAAAGTTACAATACTCCAAAACAAAATGGAGATAATTACGACACCGCTAAGGTCAATCAAGTAAGAAGATTTATAAGCTGCCAGGACTCCGTAAATAGAGCCACCGATTACGATGATTATCATAGGTAGTGAGAAATAAACACTTCTTGAAGCTAATAAAATCAGCAGTAGAGCCAAAAC